TTTGCTACTGGTAGAGGATTAGAAGAACTAGGTGCAAGTATGTCACTTATGATTAGAGAATATCACACAGTTATGGCAGATGCTATAGAAATGATAGATGCTAAAAGATTAGAGTGGGATGAAAAAATGTACGGTGGTAGCTCAAAAGAATTATCTGGTTACTACAGCAATCAATTCTTTTCAGAAAAGTATGACCCAAGTAAAGATATACAAGGTGCATATAAAACTAGAAGAGTTTATGGTGCTATGGCTGGATATGATGAGCCACAAAAAATTGTAACAGGGCTGCAGTTACTACAAGCAGGTATTATAGATACACAGACACTACAAGAAAACTTAGATGGGTTAGATAATTTATCTACAGTAAATAGCAGAATAACAAAAGAAAAAGCAGACAAAGTTTTATTTGACACACTATTGGCTCAAGCACAACAAGGAGACAGTAAAGCAACAATGGCTGTTGTGCAGATAAGAAAGAATCCAGATAATATGCAAAACATATTGGATAAGTTCTTTACTGCAGAAGAACCTGAGATACCAGTCGCTGAACAGGAATTGCTTGGAGGAGGTTCCCTACCACCACAGGGTCCTCCACCAGGCATAGCACAATTCTTACAAGGTATAGGTGGATAATGTCAATAAATAAAGATTTTGCAGAAATAGTACACAATTCATTAGGCGATTTAGACGAGATTGGTGACAATATTATATTTCAGGAAAGAGATGACGCAAGAATATTTCAAGACCAAATGCCACCACTAGCTTTTCCTTTCGGGTATTTAATTATTAGTTCAACATTTATGTATTACGATGAGGACGAAGATGACCAGGATTTCTAAAAATAATTACAACGGTTCTAGTTTATCTACAGGTCGTAACTTTGTTGACAATACAAGAGGTATGATACCTGGTCTTACTAAAGGTGAAACATATGGAACAGGTACAGATATAAAAAAACAAATAGAAGAAGGTGGACCTTTACCTAGTGATACAAGATTATTTACAGCAGCAGCAAATACACCACCACCTGTAATAGATAGACCAACAGAAAGACAAGAAGAAAGCATTATGACAGGTGCTCAAACTATACAACCTGGTAATTATACAGTTTCTAATGCACAAAATTTTCCAATAGCTAGACCTGGTACAGAGTATAAAAATTCAGATATGGTATCAGCTTATGTTCAATCAGGTTTTAATGACGATATTCTGAATATATTAATTAGAACTACATAATGCTATATCCAGAATATAGCCAATCTAAAAAGGCAGAACAAAATTCTATTACAGAAAAATATTTATTAGATAAACAAAAAGAAGCAAAGTTTGATTCTATAACACCAGAACAAGCAGAAAATATAAAACAACTATCAAATGTGTATAGTTTTGCACCTGCTGGTTTACTAACTACATTAGGTAAAAATGGTTTAAACGTACAACAAGCAGAACCTTATGTTTTGTCTTATGTAAATAATTATGCAAACGATGGCAGAACAATACGCAAAGATGCTAGAGATTTTCAGTTGTCTAATGCAGGAATATATAGTTGGTGGAAAGATTTAGAGGCTAAAGGTAAAAAAGCTGCGTTAGATGATAGAAATGTTTTTGAAAGAACTAAAGGACAAATTAAAAAATTTACACAAGTAGCTAGTACAGGAGCTGCTGCGTTCCCACAATTTATAAACAGAATACTTAAAACTTATATGATTGCTAGAGGAGAAGCAGTAGAAAAAGCAGTTGCAGAAGGTCAAGATATTACATACATAAAAAACGGAGAACCTTATTTAGATGTAAATAAAGCGTTTACTAATCCTGTGTTTATGAAAGAGTTTTATAACCAAATAAAACCACAATACATAGGTGGAAAAGAAGACTTGACAAAAGATTTTATCCCATTCTTTGAAGGTGGACCAGCTTTTGAAAAATCAGGACCATCTGCATTAACAGTTGGGTTTGAACAATTTGGCGATAAATTTTTTGATTTACAAACACCAGGAGATGAATCAGGACTTGGTAACAGTTGGTTCCCTTACTTTGGTAGTGGTTCTGAAGCCTGGGATGAGTCAAACAGAAGAGGACAGTTATACGCTAAATTTAAAGGTTCAGCATTTTCACCTACTACTGCAGCACAACCTGTAACTATTGGAGGCATAATAGCAGGACAATTTGTTGATGCTAATAGTAATTCTTATAGAAACATATCAGGGTTTATAGATGGTGCAATATTTCTTAGAGGTGATTTATTAAACAAATTACAAACAATATCACAAAGCACAAGACAAAGATATAAAGCATTTGGGTTAATTAAAGAAACAGGTAGAAATGGCGTTACAAGATATGTAACTGCAGATAGAACAAAAGCATTTAATTATTTTATGAAGTCTGATGAAGGTACAAAACTAATGAAGGCTTGGGCAGAAAACTTAGATGATGTAAATAATATTGTAAAAAACTTTACTCCTAATATGGCACGAGATTTAATAAAAGCAAACAATTTAAAATCAATTACTCAAAAAGAAGAAGCAGTAAAAACAGCATTTCAAAAATGGGTGTTACAAGACCCTAAAGGTATGCCTAATATGCCAGGAGGCTACAAATGGAATAAGACTGTAGAAAGTATAGGTCTTAATAGAGTATTTAAAAATTTATCAAATAATGAAAAAGATAAAGCTAGAAGACTGTGGGGTGATTGGACTCCTAAAGATACTTTTGTTTGGCAAAACCAAGAAGAAGTAATTGAGAATACAAGAAGATTTATTATAAATTCAAGAATACCTGCAGAAAAAGGGAATAGATTATTAGCAAGTTTTGTTAATGCAACGCTACAAAACACAGATGAAGCTATAGGATACACAAATCAAAAAAGAGTATTTAACAAAATAATAGATGCTGCAGCCGGTGCTATGGAAGAGGCTAAAGAAAGACCAGATGTAATAGAAGCATTTCTTGATATTACAAAAGGTAACCTTAGAGGTTTTAGTACAGAGTCTGTAGGAAGTTATTGGATAAGCGATATATTAAGTTGGCATAATGTAAAAACTGCAGCAAATAAAGCTATGCGTGGAATAGAAGGAGTTTTTCCTGGTCAAAGAGCAAAGCTAGATGATTTAGGAAAAGAAATAATTATTGATGGTCAACCACAAAAAGCACCTACTCCGCATTTAGCACAACAGTTATTAAAAGAAAGCATAACTATACCTGATATGAGAAAAATTAGAAACAGCACAGGCAGAGTATCAAAAGCTGTTAGAAATATGGAACTTGCATACGGTAGAAAAATTGCACAAGGTATGGATAAATATTTTGATAAAGATTTTGTTGATACAGGATGGTTTGAAAAAAGTAGAATTATTGATACTCCTAGATTAGCAACACGTTCAATAATAAATTTATTATGGGGCGTACAAAAAGGTATATGGACACCTTTACAGTTAATAACTAGAATTGCTTTCCCTGTAAGAATTACAGCAGACGGTCAAGCTAAATTAGCAGCAGATGGTTACCCGTCTTTGTTTAAGCATCCAATGGAATATTTTGGATTATTGTTAGGAAAAAATAATAAAACACTAGCAGGTGAAGTTGTTACAAAACAAGAAGCATTTGGTAAAGTATCACGAGACAATACGAGATTGTTTTTTGGTGATAATGTAATAGAAAATCTTAAAAAAGGTTATGTAGATTTTAGTATTACTGATGCTTTTGAAAACGCTAAATTAAAAAAAGAATATTTAACAGCTGTTATTGAAGAAATAAAATTGTTAAATTTAGGTACATTAACAAACATAGTTGCAGATAATATAATCAATAACGTTGATGAAGCAACATTAGCTAAAAGAATGTTTAGAGGCGATTTAGATAATCTAAGATTAGAATATCAAACTGGTTTATTAGATGACAGTATGAATCCTAGTAGTGCTTTATCTACATACGAAAAAACGTTAGCTTATGTACAAACTTTGTATCAAAGAGTAAGAGAAGCTACAAGTGACCCTGCTTTATTAAAATTTATTGCTAGTGGTTCTGACACTTTAGATATAGTAAATAAAAAAGGAGTTACAGAAACTTTAAAGGTTATTGATGTACCACAAGGTAGCACAATAGCAGAAATGTTACAAGCAGTAAAAAGAGCATCTATAGATGACAAAAAACTTTATAAATACGTTGAAAATTTATTTGACGAATTATCTCCACAAATAAAAGAAGTGATAGCTGAAGGTGGAGAACCTGTGTTTATGGGATTTCCATTAGTGCAACAAGGAAGACCATCTATAAAACTTACTGATGTAAAAGAAGTAACAAATCAAACACGTAAAATACTTGATGCTGCAATTACAGCATTGTTTGAGTTTCCTGCAGGAATAGAAAGAACATTTAACAGAAGTCCTTTGTATAGAACAATTAGAGGCAAATCTTATGGTGATGGATATTTATTGTTACCTCCTGAACTACAAAAAGAGTTTTTAGAAAAAATTAATAAATTACCAAAAATGTTTACTACAAAAATTAAAAACGATAAATTTATAAAAGGATTGGAAAAGTTTTTTGATTTAGATGCTTTAAATAAATCTACAAAAGAAATAATAATGGAAGCTGTAGAAGAAGCTAAGGGTAAAAAAACACCTGAAGGTGTACAGTTGTTTCAAAGTCTTGATGAACTAGAAGAGTTTGTAGATGCTAGAGCATTGTTTATACATAACAATTTATTATTTAATTTGTCCGAAAGAGGTTACTTTGCTGACGTAACAAGATTAATGTACCCGTTTATGGGTGCCTACATAGAGCAAGCAACAACTTGGACAGGTGTATTATCACGTAATCCTTTTGCTATTAGGAAAGCAGGAATAGTAGTTAATGGTGCAGAACAAGCAGGATTTATAACAGAAGGTCCTAATGGAGAAAAATACTTTGCATATCCTTGGGTAGGTCCTGCTGTAGAAGGTAATTATTTTTATGACCAAAGTGAAAGAATAAAAATAAATGCTATGGCACCTTTGCAAGCTATCAATATGGTTACACAAGGTAGTGGTCCTGGTGCAGGTCCTTATTTACAAATACCTGCAGGGATGATGATACCTGACAAACCTGAGTTTGATTTAATACAAGAACACTTCAATCCTTTCGGTGTAAAAGTTACAGATGCGGAAACTTTACAAAAATTTGGTGCAACATATTTACTACCTGCATATATGACAAAAGCTATAACTGCTTGGACAAAAGGAGAAGGTATATTTGCAGATGAGTATTTGTGGAACACACACGTAGTACAAACAGCTAAAGCAATAGCAGTAACAGGATATTATATAGATAACTCTGGTCAGATAGTAAGTGTTATGAACGATGCAGGTGCTATAGACCAAGATAAATTATTAGAAGGTGCAAGAATAGTAGGAACAAATACTTTATTGGTTAGAGCATTTGACCAATTTTATTTACCTGCAGGATATACCTATGATTACAGACTTAGAACAGATGCTGAAAATGTAAATGATTACAAAGAAATATTTGGCAAAGATGTAGAACTAGGAATAGATGGAGAAGGGTATTTAAGATTTACAGCTGTTATGTCAGCTTACAATAATTTAAAAACAGTATTTGATGGAAGTGATGAAGCAGCAATATTAGCTATGACGCAAATACTAGGACCAGATTGGTTACAAGGTGGTGAAGGTATAGAAGCACTAACATATCTAACACGTGGTTCTAGCTATAACGAAGCAGGAATACGAAGCACAACAGAAGTAGGATATGATTGGGAAAGAAGTAATTCTAATTTAGAAGAATATATACCAGATGTGTTTGGATTATTTGCTCCTGCACCACAACCAGGTGCTGACTTTTCTTATGAAGCAAGATTTGAACAATTAAGAAAAGGTAACATTGTAAAACTTACAGCAGAAGAGTGGATAGAAAATTCAGCTAAAGTTGTAGGTAGTCGTATGTGGTCATACCTTACTTTACAAAAAGAAAAAGAAGTAGGAAGACCTTTAACTAACAAAGAAAAAGGTGAAATATTTGAAATGGTAGATACTATGTTTCCTAATTGGTATGTAAGGTCTATTACATTATCACAGGATGTAACACAATGGAATCAAATAGAACAAGCATTAGGTATTGATGTAAGAGGTCAAGATAAACTACCTGATGATATTTTAAAACAAATACAAGAAAGTCCTTTGTATGCACCGTTAAAAGAGTATATGGATTTACGTGAAGCTACACTTGTAGAAATAGGAAAAATAAAAGGTATAGATAACAAGTATGGTAACGTTGCTAGCCAACATTATTATTTAAAAAACACTATGTTGACACAACCATATAGAAAAAATTTACAATTAGCTGGAGAAAGACTAGCTTATCAAAGTCCAGAGTTTGCAGTATTTTGGAACTTAATAGGTTCTAAAGAGTTAAATAAAGAGTATTATGAAGATAGAGAAGGCAATATAATATCTGTCTTAGAAGAATTGGATGATTAAATGATTACAGTATATGGACCTAACGGTGAAACAAAAAAAATAAATGCTAGGTCAGTTATTGAATGGTTAGGTGATAATCCTGGTTGGTCATTAGATAATCCTGCAACGGAGTTAGTTGATGAATCTGAAAAATCAATAGACACTATAAACCAAGCATTAGCAGGAGAACAAGGTGCTATAGCAGAAAGAAAAGCAGAAGAAGTTACACAAGATGTATTAGCACAAGTAGAAACAGGAATATATTTTTCAGGAGTGCCTAGTGCTTTACCTAATCCTAATTGGGATGGTGTTACTATAGATGAAAAATATGTGCCTATACAAGCTGCCTATCCTGGAATAGATATAATACCTAGTTATCAAGGAGATTTATATTTAACAGGTCCTAATTTTAATGCGGTAAACATAGCCAATATGCAAGAACTTTTAGAAGATGCAGGTTATTTAACTGATGGTGGTTACAACCCAGGACAAAATGATGCTCCTACTAAACAAGCAATACGAGCTTGGTTTGGTGATGTAAACGGAGCTACACTAAATTCTTGGGCTTCAGGACAAAATTTAAATATAGACCCTATGCAATTTTTAGGTAATCAAATAAACAATAGATTTACAAGTCAATTACAACAAATAAAAGATTACACACAAGAAGTTATGCAAACTGTAGATAGAGGCAAAATGCTTAGAGATGGTGTACAAAAACTTGTAGGTAACAGAAGAGATTATACAAGTGCAGAACTAGATGCTTTTAGAGATAGTATGAATGACCTTATAGACCAAGAAATAAAAAGAAACGAAGACATAGCTGTCTTTAAATTAAAACAAGAATTTGGTAAATTACCTGACCCAGAAGCAGTTGCAGGTTTAGGTTTAGAGGGAGCAGAAGGTGCTGCCTTTATGGCACAAGCGGAAACACTAGCAACACAACCAGAGGCTTTTAGTGCAGCAGAAGCATTTATAGAAAAGTATGGACCAGAATATAAATCTTTTAGAGAATACCCAGAAAGACAACAAAGAGCAGAGTTAAACTTTAACAATGTTAATAGGTCTATTCTTGGTACTTCTATGAGGATTCGTTAATGGAGGCACAGACCTACACTATAGAAGATGTTATAGCTGCATTAAACGATGTAGGTTATGTTGATGAGAATGTAATTAATTACATAGTTCCTATAATTGCTTATGAATCACGTGTTAATGGTATGCCATTTACTCAAGATGCTAAAGACCCTACATCAGATTCCTGGGGTATATATCAAACAAACATAAACACAGAAATGGCTGCAATATACAAAGTTATGGAAGATGAAGGCGTTGAATTACCAGGTATGACAGATTTACAAAAGAAACAATTAGAAACAAATATAGTTGCTGAAGGTGAAAAAGATGTTAGAAAGTTTACTGCTAAACAAAAAAAAGTAGTTAGAGAGTTTTTAAAAGAAGCAGATTTAACAACACAAACAAAAATATTTAAAGAGATGTATGACATAAAATCTGGAGAGATAAAGTCTGATAAAACAGAAGATGTTATGGAGTCATTATACTTTAATACAACTAGGAAATTTTATACAGATAAACAACCAGAAGCAGTTGAATTTAAGGCTAAGATGGATAAAGAGGTAAAATTATATACCAAGAAAAAAATGGAAGATGATTACATTATGGAAAAAGAAAAAGTAAATCAAGAAGAAATAGATAAATTTAAAAGAATGGCTGCTGCTCAATCATCAGGAGCACCTAATCCAAATGTAAGAACACCAAGAGAAATGGAATTTGCAGATAGATATAGAACACCACTTGACCCAGCCTTAAATAGTTCATTGATAAATGTATATTCAACATTGTCAAAGGCAAAGAAAAAAGCTATTGATTCAGGATTACAGGTACTGTAGTGGTAAGGGTATATAGAAAAGATTTAGGTTTTGGTCAAGGTACAGATGGTCAAAACTACTATGAGGTATCAGAGGAAAGAGCTAAAGAGTTAGCTTTAGTTGGTTATACAACAAACCCATTAGAAGCAAATGTAGGAAGAGCAGACCCTGGTGGTTCTATATACACAGGTGTAGATACAGCAGATATGTATGTAGCAGATGAAGTTACAACTACACAAAACACTACAGCACAAACACCAGAACAAGCACCTGACACAGAAGTTGTAGATATAGACCTTATGGCTATACCAAAGGGTGCAGAGTTTTGGAACTATGAAGGAAATATAGCTATTGTGTACAGGATACCAGGAGACCCAAACGCTACGCCGCTGAGATATACCTCAAGTCAAGAAGATTTAGTAGCAATCTTTGGTCCAATAGAAGCAGAGAATATAACATTTACAGAACCATCTAAAGATGATTGGGATAGAAGTTTAGTATTTGGTAACTCTGTAGAGTTGTATGACCCATCAATCATAGACCCAACTAGAAATCCTTGGGAATCCTTTGTTGGTGCAGTAGAAAAACAAGCAGCAGTTAGACCTTGGTTAAAGTCTGAAGAAATGTTGTATCTTTTAGCAGAAGCAACGCTAGAAGGTAGAACAGTAACTGATGCTGAGTGGGAATCTACAGAATGGTGGAGAACACATACACAAGCGGAAAGAGAATGGTTATTACTAGCACAACAAGTTAATCCTGACACAGGCGAAGTAATGACAAAAGATGCTTTAGAAAAAGTTTACGATGACAGAATTAAAATAAAGAACGCTATGGTTTCTGCAGGTATATTTAACTTATCAGATGACTTAGTGAACTGGGTAGCAGAAAAGTTTACAACAGGACAATGGTCAGGCACTTACACTGATGAGCAAATAAAACTATTAGCTGACCCACAACTTCCTGGTGATATAGATACAGGTATGCAAACATTTATAGACCAAGGTGGAGTTACATTTGATACAACTAGAGCAGGAGAACAACAAGTAAAAGATTTAGTTGCACAATGGTGGGGACCAGTATTCGGTGCAAATGTAAAAGATAGTCAGATAGAACAATGGGCAGGTATGTTACGTAATGACCCTAATGGTGAGATAAAACTTATAGATAAATTAAAAGCATCAAGAAAAAGTTTGTTTCCAGAATATGACGAAGATTTAACTTATGAAGAAATAGCGTCACCCTGGAGAGGATTTGTACAAAATGCTTGGGGTCAGAATGTTGATGATGCTTCTGATGTAGTACAAGAAGTTATAAAACTAAATGATACAGTTAAAGCAGGACAATATTTATTTAAAAAAGGTTTAGAAGATAATGTAGCTAAACCTACACAAGAAGCACTAAAAGCTATGTCACAAGCATTTGGTCAAGGACAAAGAGGTAGAGCATAATGGAAGAGTTTTTACAATTAGCTAAAAGTTTATTTCCTTACTTACCTGATGATGTAATTAATAAATACGTAGATTACTACGCCGAATCAGATAAAAATATAGATGTTGCATTAGGTAAATTAAGACAAGACCCTATCTATGATGATTACTTTCCTGGCAACAAGAGAGCTGATAGAACAGTAAGATACAACGAAGCAGAATATCTTGCAGTAAAAGAAAGTTATAAATTATCTTTAGAAGATTTTGGATTAAACCCAGAACTATTTGATGATACTTTTAGCAATCTTATTGCTGGTGATGTATCTCCATCAGAGTTTAGAACACGAATTGGAGTAACATTTGAAGGTATTAAATCTAACATTCCACAGGTAAAAGAGTTTTATAGTGCAAACTATGGGATAGATTTAACAGATGAAGCTATATTTGCTTCTGCTATAAAACCAGAGTTAGGTGAACAAATACTTAACAAACAAATAGCAGTATCACAAATAGGTGGAGAAGCTAGAAGAGCTGGTTTTGGAGATACTATATCATTAGAAAAAGCACAAGAGTTACAAGCAGCAGGTATTACACAAGCACAAGCTAGACAGTTATTTCAAGAAGCACAACTAGAAGTTCCTAGAATACAAGAACTACAAGCTAGAGGCGGTAGAGAAGTAGAAGATATGTTTGGTGTTGAAGAGTTTACAGAGGCTGCAGTATTTAGAAGCCCTGAAGAGTTAGAAGAAGTAAGAGTTTTAGAAGCAGAAGAAGCAAGTAGATTTACACCAATGACAGGACCTGCAAGAAGAGGACGTAGGGTACAAGGTCTAGTACAAGAATAGACTTGACATACTATATCTAGTGGTATAATAAAGTATAGCCTGGTAGCCTCGGCATAAAATAGACGCTACATTTCCGGTTTATATCTGGCGTGTAAACTGCGTAATACAATTCGCCTGTATCTGAATAGCCCAGAAGTGGCTGACAATTCTAGTTATTCTTTATTTTACTTTGTCGCCTATCGCATTATATTC